CCGCGAATGCGGAGGCGAGACCATGGCCTGACTAGCCTGGTCCCAAGAATTCCCCACCCGGGTTCCTGTACGTAATTTACGCCAGAAACGGATGAAAATTCCTCGGTCCCTGAATGGCCTCAATGGCTTGATGAGATTGACCGGAAGTAGCGTATTGCTACCCCAGCAGCTCGAGAAAGCACTATTAGTGCTTGCAACAGCTGTTGGTGTTCCAGTACCAAGCCAGCATCGGATGATGGACCGTCTTCGGCGGGAACGCTGGGCGTTTACGTGGTTGGAACGCACAATATGTGCGGTTCTGACCACCCAAACGCTCTGCGGTGCCCTCGATGACGGCATCGATTTGAAAGAGAAGAGAGCTTGTGCCACGGGCCCGGCTAGGTGGATCCTCCTGACCTACGCTAACCGTGGCTACGTTCCCATTCTCCGAGAACTCAAGGAAGTCTCCCACTATTGTAGGAGTCAAGCCTTGGGTTCACTGCGTCACAACCGGAAGGAAGTTCTCTTCCTCCGGTGGTTCCGCCTTGGGCCCTTCCCTCGGGGCCCCGGAGAACGGGTTCGTTTCTCCCAGGTAGCTAGGCTCGCGCGGTCCTTGCCCGAACCACCAACGTGGTTCGACAAGATCGCGCTTGCCGAGTTCCTGGACCGTGTTTGTCCAAAAGATACATCACACTCAACGCCAGCTCATGTTCGTGATGAGATGGTCCTCCTGGCCAAGACGTGGGCCCGGCTTTATAAGCCGGGCCAACCTCGCTTGGCCCCGAAGTTCTCTACAAACGCATGTTTGGAAAGAACCCGGTCCGAGGGCGGCGCTGCCGCCGCCCTCGCGGAGAGACCCCGACGCGATCCTGAGTTCGATGTTGAGGGCATGGAATTCGACGGCCAATGGCTCACGGAGCTGTGCGGCGAAGCAGACGAGTCTGGAGCACCGTCCACCCGAAAGGGTTGGACGGTCCTACCAGGTCTGCTCAGCGACGCATGCCTCCTTGTTGACATTGTCGAAGAGTTCCATGCGCTGGAGGAGCCTCCACGGCTTCGCCCGACCATTATACGGGAAAAGGGGTTTAAACAACGCCCTTTGACCTGCATGCGGTCGGATGAGCTCGTTACGGCTCACTTCCTTCGTGACCTCTTTTGGGCCCCCCTTCAAAGGTTCCCGCCTACGGCGGCAGTCTTGAAGGGGGACAAGCTCTCTGCTGTCCGACGAGTGGTTAAGGGCCGTCGGGCAGGCCGGATGATTTACTCATCTGACCTGTCCTCAGCGACAGATTTCCTCCACCAGGATGTTGCCCAAGACGTTTCCACCGCAATTCTCGAGGAGTGGGGTTTCGGCCCCCTCCTTGTCGAGAGTGCGGAGAAGTGTCTGGGCGTCCACATGTTTTCCCATGACTGGGTTCAAACACGTGGCATCATGATGGGTAGTCCTCTGTCCTGGTCCATCCTCAACCTCGTGAACTTCTTCTGCTATGTGCGGAGCCGGTTCCCAGTCCTCCCGAAAGGGGAGGATCTGGTGTCTGCTCTGAGGATAGCGGAAGGTGAATGTGCCCTCTGCGGAGATGATCTCCTTGCCTATACAGACAAGGGGACAATCCACCGGTATGAGAGCCAGTGTCTTGGCGACGTTGGATTTGTAGCCAACATTGACAAGTCATTCTGCTCTCACACCGGTGGTGTTTTCGCAGAGTTATCATTCACTGTTCGTGGGGGTTACAGGTATGAACCGGAACCCTTTCCACTCTTAGGACAGGAGCCGAAGGATCATGAGGTCCGGATCATCCACTCTGTCGACCCAATTGGTGACATACCTGCAAAGGTACTCACCACTCCCATTGGGAGGGGTCAGGCCTTGGACGTTGGTCCCGCTCTCACTGCTTCACTCCAGTGCGTCCCCCCTGCCCTTAGGCAGGTGGTATGCTCTCGGATGAAGCGTGCAGTCGGGATCGAATGCCCTGGCCTCGTAACAGCCTTGTTACGGAAGGGTATTGATCCGGGTGCCCCTAGGGGTCTTGGAGGTGCCGAGCTACCGTGGTGTAAGGTCAGTTTGACCAGTACACGTCGGGTCGCCTCGGTGTTAGCCTCCAGGAACATCCTTAGGGGTGCCCTCAAGAACCGTGACTTCTCTCTGTTGAAAGCAGCGGATCTTGGAGGTGCCTGGACTGTTAACCAGCACAGGCCTATGACCGACTTGGCAGACCAGATGGCGGAGGGTGATTTCCCTCCGTCCTCTGTGGGTCTTGCCGAGCCGGTCCCGGGGATTGTGGCAGATACTCTTACCTGTCACGCCGGTAGATATGAAGAGCTAATGCGTTCCGCTTCGGCGGCGCATTATAGAGCACTTCAGTCTATGGGTGTAATCCCACTCCAAGGTCCTACTTCGATCGCAGAGATCGGTCTCGGTAGGATCGGTAAAATGGTCTCCGAACGGAGAAACCAGATTATCCGGTCCTATCCCAACGCTCCTCTTTCATCGAATGTGGTAGGTTCACTACAAAGGTGGACAAGTAGTCTTGACTCACTTGTTTGCGGACCCTACCATCCATCTCAATCCGTGACTAGGATACGGAGGGGTCGGAGGAACAGGATTTACCGGGTTGAGCCACATTGTGCTCACCCCGACCTGGCAGCGAACGACCACAATCTGCGGTTGTTCTTTGCCCAGGTCGAGCCAGTAACCCTGTCCCTTCTTCCCCGTCGGCATCCTATCTTTGGAGGTGCTGGCCCCTAATTGCTTACAACCTTGGTTGCACCA